GCCCTGTTTTGGGTCGTCTTCTAGCCCTACGACGTAAGCATAGTCGGTCTGTGTGTAATCTGTATGGGGCTTGCCAAAGCGTCTATACACGCCTACCCGTTCCATCTGCGTCTTATGTGCGTGATGCGTCTCACACAGGCTCTGGAACTTGTTGATGAAGAAGGCTTCTTTGTTGATGCGCGACCAAGGGAACAAGTGGTCTACTACCTTTGCGGCTGTCACTATGCCGTCTGCTTCACATCCAGCGCACAAGGGATGCTTGCTTAACTGTATCTTACGGAGGGCTTGCCATTGCCTTGTTTGATACATCGCGTTGAAGTCTTTGCGTTCCTCGGTTTGGTTGAGGTGAGTCGTCTGCTTCTCTTTGCCGCCGTGTTCCATGCAATAAGCGTTCAGTTTGCTTTTGCTGTTCTTGCACCCAAGGCTGGCACACTTCTTGTATGTAGGAATGGACGGCATATAGTTTGTCGGTGTCTAGGTAGCCATCCTAGAGGGGCGGTAAGCAAGTCCCGCACTCGTCTTGCCACGAGGATGGAGGCTGTTCCATCGCATCACCAACACGGCTGAGGACTGGCTGACCCTTCAAATCAGGCAGCAACTATGACTGCGGCGCAATCCTCATGCGTATTGGTGTCAGGGCTTTTACCCCCTGCACCATGTTATTTTAAAAATCGCAGTTTGTAGATTGTGCTGTCAATCAGTTGAGCAATCTCGTCTGTGATGTTCTGGAGTTCGCTGTCTTGTGGCAACTCTTTACGGGCATTGGCAACGTAGTCGTTCAACAGAATCATGTATTCCAAGGCTGGAGGTGCTGTCCAGAAACGGGTGTCATATCCCTCGATGATGCCGTACTTGCCCTGATACGCTTCCACGTACTCGTCAACCAAGTCACCTATCTCGGTGTAATACGTCTCAAGAGCCTTGTGCTCAGAATATGAGCGGCTTTGCAGGTGCAGAATGTGCGCCGAGGTGACCGAGTTCAACAAACTCAAAACAAACTCTTGCACTGTGTATTGGTCTTCGTTCATGGCTTCGCCCTTGTACCCGTTAGCGTGAGCCGCTTGGCCCACTTGAATCGCCTTCTGCTTGGTGCTGAATGGGCCTTTTCTCCCCCAGTACCAACCGTCCTGTTTCTTGACTATCGGCATGTCTGTCCTTTTTTTTGCCAAAAATGAGGTCCATGTTGCGGCTGAAAGCCTCATGGTCTGTTGGTCGCTGTGCGCTACCTTTACCGCCGTCGCTCATGCTCATCCCTTCTGATATTGTCGTCGTTTACACGCGTGTTTGCAACCGCAATTCGGCTCTACCTTCCATTCAGGCACTTCGCCCCAACGCTCCATGCTTTTCGCCATGCCTTGTCGCATCATCTTGCACGGCTCGTCTAAAAGTAGTCGTTGGCGGCAACCGAGGCAGGTCATTTGGTAAATGCCCCAGTGCTTCTCGGTTTTTGCCTTGTCGCAGTCTTGGCACATCACCAGAACTGATTGAACGCTTTGAGCGGGTAGAACACCAGCGTGTTGCGGTAACCATCCTCACGGAGCGGGATGATTGGCGTTACACCATGCACATTGCGCCAAGCAGGGTAGACCAGCATGGAGTTGTCTGCGGAATCGACTGTTGCGCCGTAGTCTGGCACTGTGGTGTTGCCGCCTTTGGCGTGACTGCGCTTGGCAATGATGACGTTCACACATCCCTCTAGGTTTGCGGCATCGCGGTGGAAAGGTGCGGCGATGTTGTAGTTCGAGATGGAACTGGTGAACAAACGACCGAAACGCCACTGTGGAGGCACTTTCTCGTTGATGATTGCCTCTTGCTGTTCGTAGATGTTCGGGGTGATTTCTTTTATCAAGTCTTCCGCTTCCTTACACGCAACCAACATGGCTTTGATGTACGTTTGAGCCGATTTGACTTGGTGGACGCTGGAAATCGTTGGGTAATTGCGCCTCATGTGCGGCTTTGGCGGAACAGAGCCAATGATGGTGCTGTACTGTTTGACCTCTGCCTCTTTGTTCATGAGACCACTGGAGCGGCGCATTTCGCTTTTCGGCACACGGCTGGAGCGCAACTCTGCGTTTGCTACCTCGACAGCCTTGAGCAATCGGCCCGACACGCTCTTGATGTAGAAACCAATCGGCTCCCCGTTGACCGTGAAAATCGTGTCCTCGGTGATGTTCGGCTCAATGTCTCCGCATTTGTCACCAATCTTGACGCTGTGTTCAAGTTGTAATAGTTCGACGCTTTTCATATTGCCTCCAAAAATTCTTTTTCCAATTCGGCTTTGAAATCCCTGCCAGCAAACATTGCAATCTGCTTCTCGCGCAGTTTTTCATAGTCTTTGAGCCGTTCGGCAACGTCTGTTTGCGATGAAACGGAGAACGCATCATCCCAAAAACCAGCGTGTTCAAGTGTGCGGCGGCTTCGGCTGTCGTACAGCATCAAGACTTTGCTTCCAACGACCTCGTAAAACCTGTTTGCAGGACTCATCGTTGTTTTGTGGGAGAACGTGTCTTCGATGTAAATTGAAGACTGGAACAGGGGCAAAACCTTGCGAATATCGCGGTCACCCTTGTAAATGCTCATCTTGCGGTTGATGCTGTGGAAATTCTCGATGTTCCGCTGAGAGGTGGAGATGTGAACTGGCACTTCGTTGCCTGAGAACCAATGTCGGAACGCAGGAATGCGGTCTTCACGGAACGCGCCGTAATAGAACAGGCCGTCATGCTTGTGAGGCTTGATAGGGCCGTCCCAATGGAGCAGTTTGTTGAAGTCCACATATTTGTGGCTTTTCCAGTTGTTGAAGTTGGAATATTGCGCGATGCGTGACACTTTCGGGTTGTCGCGCAGGAACTTGAGTTGACTTGGCAAGATGATCGCGTAGTCGTTGCCAATCCACACCACTTCTTTGGCGCGTTGGCACAACCATTTGATTTCGTCGCGGAAATCGCAGAACGCAAACACGCCGTTCACTAAGTAAACGCGGTCAATCTCAAATCCAAGCGCAATCTTGGCTTTCGCAGGATCATCTACCAAACGTATACCTAGCAAATTGCTCATCCAAGACGCTATGCGGTTGGAGGCCGTAGTAGTCCCTGCGGTGCATTTTGTTGGGTTGATGACGATGTTCATTCGGCTTTGGCTTTCTCTTTGCGAAGGTAGTCCATGAACATGAAGCCAACGTAAGCACCCTTCTCGCGCCACCACTTGACCAGTTCCATGGCTTCGTCGTAGTGGTCCAACTCAAACTCAATCTGAATGGCTTTGCGTGTGCCTTTCATCATTTCGTCAATCTGTGAGTCGAGGTCGTCTTCGTCGTCAAGAATTGAGTAGTCCACATCTGACTGTTTGATTTCTGACGGGTCAAACGCCAACAGGCTAATGTCTTCGCCGAGTTCGCGCAGTTCGCCAATCTCAAGCATCAACATTTCCTCGTCCCAAGTCGAGTTAAGCGCAATCTTGTTGTCAGCGATGACGTACATCCGTTTTTGCGTCTCGGTCAGGTCGCTACCGTCAATCGTTGGCACTTCCTCCATGCCCAACTTCATTGCGGCTTTCACGCGTCCATGACCAGCAATAATGCCGTCCTCACCGTCAATCAGCACTGGCACACGGAAACCGAACTCACGGATAGAGCCAGCGATTTGCGCCACTTGTGCGTCGCTGTGTACGCGGCTGTTACGCGCATAAGGTATTAGGTCTGCAACAGGTTTGTAGACGATTTCCAGTTTCTGTTGTGTCATGTCGTTTCCTTTGTTGACATTGGTGAATAGGTGTAGAGCCACACGTTCCTGCGGCCTTTGCTTTGTTCGTTTGGCACTTGCGTCCTAGTTAATTCACCTTTTTTGATGAAGTAGCACAGGGCCATAGAAATTTGATTTGACTTCAACTCTGGCATTGCCATTTTGATATCAGTCAATGTGAGCGGACATTGCGCCGCGTCAAAAACCGCACGAACATTGCGGGTTGCGTTAGCCATAAAAAATCCCCCGTTTTGATGCGGGGGATAATACTACAAATCTAATACTTAGATCAAGCGGTAAGCACCTCGATTGCTTTTGCCTTCACCGCTTCACCGTTGCCGAACCAAGTGCTGTTGAGTCGCGCATCGGCTGTTCTGGCAGGAAGGTGATGATCGTAGTACTCGGTCACCGCGTTCAACAAGCCCCATTTGGTGTTACCAACCAACTCAGCACCTTTGGCCTCGCCTTTGAACAAGTCGATGATTTTGCGGAAAGTGCGGTTTTCTTTGGGTTCATTCTCTGCCACATATTGAGAGTCGAGAATCTTTGCCACGAACTCTTTGGCCTCGTCCAGTTGAATACGCTGTTTTTGCAGGTATTGCGACATGACCATGAAACCGTCAAACGAGCCGACAGCCGCACCGAGTTTGGCTTTCATGAGGTCGTGGTCAAACTCACGGGCATGGGTGAATGACACGCAGTTGGCACTTTCTGAGGTCGCCATTGACAGGGTGTTGTTGCAGACTACGCGGATGGAGGTGAACCGAGCCGTCGTCGCCAACGATTTGTCAGCCGAGGTGGACAGCAACAGAAAGCCGCCAATACCGTCGCCTTCGGTCACTTCGGCGAATCGACCTGTTTCAGCCAATGCCCACAAGCGGCGACCACCGAACAAAGTGCCAGCCGTATGGAGACGAAAACCGCTTTCCTCTACCAAGTCGCGGAAGAACTCCAGCACGTCACGCGGTTGAACAGTTTTGTAGCGGTCTGAAACGACTGACAACGGTGCTTTGGTGTCGCTACGGTACAACACATTTTGACCTTCAAACGTATGCACGTTTTGATTGTCTTCGTGTGAAAAATACTGGACGGGCATTTTTTCAATAGACCAGTCCATGCCAGCCGCCGTGCGCCATTCCTCGATGGAGGCGTCTTGTTTGAGTTCTTGACCAAGGCCATGCCAAGGCGTAGAGCCTACGAAAGCCATTTCGGTGTAGCCGTCAGCGCGGATAGTGAGTTCGTGTGCCATTTTGTTTTGTCCTATTTTGTTGAGTTGATGTTTACTTGATGATGATGCACTCGTTGGAGTGATGGATGCCTTTGCTGTCAACGTATGACTCGCCACATCCTGCCGCCGCCTCAATGAACATGATGACGATGAGCGCGGAAATCAGAGAGGTGACAACGATTTGAGCGAGACACTTAAAGAACTTTTGCATGATTACTTCCTTATTGGAGGATGAACGAGGGAACGAGGCCAATGTCTGAGCCAATGTTTTTGTGGAATGAGTGCCAAGCGCGATAGAAGCCTTCACTCCATTCCTCAACCAACAACAAAGTGCCAGCAGGCCAGCCGTTGAACTCTTGCTTGAGGGAGGCGATTGTTTTTCCGTTAACTTTTTGCATGATTAATTTCCTTTTCGTGGTATGGAGGTGACCTTCACTTCCATGACTGAATTTTGCCTGTAAAAACCCGTAAAAAAGAGTTTGTTACAAACTATCGGAAAATAAATGCTGAAAAATTGTAAGAAAAGTTCTAAATTCGTTGTTTTTTGGAAACGAAATGGGTTGTTGGTCAGGCAACTCACATAAAGCAGTGTTTTTTGTGGCTCTACCTAGTGCTTGTTAACAATAGTGCTTCGGCGCTAACCCGAGGCTTGCCTACCAACACGGATGAGGACTGTCGGGCAACAGCAAAGTTTCGCCCTATCTTGCGAGTCTGCGGAATCAGACCAATCCTCATCAGTTTTGGCAGTGGTGGGGGAAGACCACGAAAAGGAATGGCAGTTATTTTAGGGTCGCCAGCCCTGCCCTCCCCCGTAAACCTTAAAACGGAATGTCGTCTTCCATATCGTCAAAGCGACCTTTTTCTGGCATCGGTGGAGCCTCTGGTCGGCTCGTCGCTGGCTTGCTTTCGCCCTTGCTAGACAGCATATCCATCTTCTCAGCAACAACTTTCGTTGTGTACTTCTCTACGCCGTTCTTGTCGGTGTATTTTTCTGTCTTGAGTTTCCCCTCCACATACACCTTTGAGCCTTTACCAAGGTACTCACCAGCAATCTCAGCCAGTTTGCCAAACATCACGATGTTGACCCACTCTGTGACCTCTTTTTGCTCGCCGCTGGTTTTGTCTTTGTATTTCTCGCTGATTGCGATGCTGAAATTGCACACCGCGTTGCCGTTCGGCATGAACCGCATCTCAGGCTCTTTGCCGAGGTTGCCGATGCCGATGAACTTATTTACTGCCATGTTTTACTCTCCGAGTTTCATGATTAAAGATTCGACCTCTGCCAAGAACTTCTCGACTTCGGCCTTCATTTCCGCGATGAGTTCCTCATCACGTTCTGCTCGCACAATCAGAAGTTGATTGCGCTTGGGCAGTCTGGGGTCGTAAGAAACGAAATCGCACCATTGGCGACCCGTCACCCACAACTGACATTGAATTTGCTTGTAATACCCTGTTGGCACTACGTTGTCGAACAGGTAACCAAGGTGTGTAGTAGTGTTTGGGCACTTTATCTCAACGAGGCCGTCTTCACCAACCAAGCGGTCAGGCGATACGCCAAGCCATTTGATTGTTTCGTGAGGCCAAAAACCCGTCTTCTCAACGAACGTGTTTTTCTCAACTTCATAGGCAATCGCGGCGAACATCTCTTGCTCTACGCCCCATTCCATCGCAGAGTTGGAAAACGATTCGCCGCCAACACCAGTCATACGCTCGGCAACCAGTCGCACTTTGTATTTGTAGCGCCCGATTGCTTCGGCGTTGCCTTTGCCTTTGGACATTACTTCGGCTACGTTGGAGGCCGTCACATGACCGAGACGGAGTTGTTTCCACAGGTCAGAGCCTTGCTCTACTGAGCGCGGGTCAAAGATTGTTTCAGTCATACTTCACCTCTTGTTCTTAATTTTTGAGCGAAAGATGTTCTTGGTTTTGTTTCAAGCACCTCAACTC